GTTTGGTTTGATACTCTTACAATGAGAACTAAACATTACCATTATACAAAAGATTCAGATTTGAAACAAATGTGGTTGGATTCTATTGGTGTTGATAATGTTGCTATGGTTTTTGATGATAGAAACCAAGTTGTTGATATGTGGAGAAAGAATGGACTTACTTGTTTTCAAGTTGCAGATGGAGATTTTTAAAGGAAATGTATGTATTCCGGTGAATGCCTCGGTCTTCAAAACCGATGGGTGACCTTAACGGGCATCGTTGGGTTCGACTCCCAAACATTTCCGCCATTTAAGTTGGGGGGTTGCAACCTCAATATGAATAGGGATACACAACGGACAAGGCTTAGGCATCTTCGGATGGTGGGTAGCGAGTGGTTGACCAGTATCCCTATTCTGTTACAAATTGTTACAATTTATTTACAAAAAAACGTTGTAAGATATGTCAAAAAGCCGTAAGATCAGATGTATGAGAAATGATAATAAAAGGAGTTTTATGAGTTTTAATTCAAGAGATTTTAAGGGTTTTACTTTCCGTAGTGGCCCTGTCAAAAACAAAGTCAAACAAAACTCTACTTTTTGGGATACTAATTCTAATGATGTAGATGTTGACGAGTTTTTAGGTTTAGATACCGATGTTAAAAAAGGTAAAGATTTAGTTGCTTTGGCTGGTTACAAAAGAGCCATTAGTAACTTTGTTAATATTGTTACTGAAGATAATATACCTGTTGTCTTCAATTCAAACGACCAAAGTTATACCGATGGTAAGAAAGTTGTTATCGGTGCTAACATTGATGATAAGAAATTTGATGTGGCTGTTGGTTTGGCTCTTCACGAGGGTTCTCATATTAAGATGTCTGATTTCAATATATTAAGACATTTAGAAACTTCAATTCCTCAAGAGATGTATGAACTAGCTGAGAAAGTTGGTGTTAAAAGATTCGAAGTTATCAACACTATCAAATCTATTCTTAACTATGTTGAAGATAGAAGAATTGATTCTTACATCTTCAGAACTTCTCCTGGTTACAAATCTTATTATCACGCTATGTATGACAAGTATTTTTATTCAAAGAATGTAGATAAGGGTTTATTGTCTTCAGAGTACAGAACTGAATGTATTGAATCTTATATGTTTAGAATTATTAATCTTCATAACTCTAACAGACAACTAACTGCTCTTAAAGGTTTAAAAGAAATTTATGAGACTATCGATTTAGGTAGGATTCAAAGAGGTTTTATGAGAGACACCAATGAGGCTTTCAATGTTGCATGTGATGTGATGTCAATCATTCTTCTAAACATCGACCCTATTGTTACTAATGATTCGGATGATTCACAAGATAGTGATTCTGATTCACAGAATGGTGATTCTCAAGAGGGTAATGATTCAGGTGGTGGTAATACTATCTCTGATGAAAAACTTCAAGATATGTTGGATTCTGATTCGTTAGAAACTCCATCAGAAAATCTTTCAAATGATGATGGTTCTGATTCTGTTGAGTTATCACCAAGACAACAACAGATGTTGAAAAAACACTTTGAAAAACAAGAAAAGTTTCTTGATGGTGATGTTCAAAAAACTAAACTAAACAAAAAAGAGTCAAGAGATATTCAATCTATTGAAGAGTCAGGTGCTACTTATGAGAATGTCGGTAAAGATGTTCCTAAATATTCTTGGGATAGTACTTCGGTTGGACAAGGTACTAAATGTTTGGTTGTTAAAAAACTAACTCAATCTCTTGTTGATTCAAGTCAATTCAGTTGTGCTTCTTCTTGGAATCAAAGGTCTTATGGTGATTATGAAAGATACAACTTTGTTGAAGAAGGTTTGAGACTAGGTTCTATGTTGGGTAGAAAACTTCAAGTTAGAGGTGAGGAATCTCAACTTAAATTCTCAAGACAAGATTCTGGTAAGATTGATAAGAGATTAATTTCTGAACTTGGTTTTGGAAACTCAAATGTTTTCTCTCATACTCTTACTGAAAGATTTAACAAAGCTTACTTACACTTGTCTGTTGACGCTTCTGGTTCTATGAGTGGTAACAAGTGGAACAAAGCTATGACATCAGCAGTCGCGATGATTAAGGCCTGTGATATGGCTGGTAACATTGATGTTGTGATGACTATCAGAACTACTCACTCTAACAGAAGTGACCAAGGTGTTCCAATGATTATGGTTTGTTATGATTCAAGAGTTGACAAGTTACAAAAAGTAAAAAGTTTATTTTCTTGTTTGAATGTTTCAGGTACTACACCAGAGGGTTTATGTTTCGAAGCTATTGAGAAAGATTTGATTCCTGGTAATAGTAATCAAGATAGTTACTTTATCAACTTTAGTGATGGACAACCTTACTATGGTAACTCTGATATTAACTACTCTGGTGATTCAGCTGAAAGACATACTAAAAAAATGTGTGATGGTATGAGAGCTAAAGGTATTAGTGTGTTAAGTTACTTTATTACAAGTTACGATGTTACTGATGATGATTACGATGTTAAGGCTTTCAAAAGAATGTATGGTAAAGACGCCGAGTTCATCAAACCAACTAACATGATGGCTGTGGCTAAAACAATGAACAAAAAATTCTTGGAGAAATAAAATGAAATGGAATGGTAAAAGTTTAAATACTGGTAATTTAGTAACTTTATCTGGTAAATCTGAATTTGGTAAAACGTTTATAGAACAAAATGGAACAGAGTATGAAATTGTAAAAACAGAAAAGTGGGGTGAATATAGATTACTATTAAAGTCATTAAAAGAAAATTGTGAAACGGGTTTAGTTTGGATAGGTTTATTACCAGAATCAAGAAATTTAAAAATAGAAAAAATAAGGAGAAAAAATGTCAGAAAAAAAAGTATTTAACGATGTTCATAATTACACCAAGTTCAAATTGGTAGAGATGTTGATTAATCGATTGAATGATGGTAGAACCAAAGTAGATGATATGAACTCAATTGAGGACCTAGCAGATGATGTATTGAAAGTTCTTGCTGTTGCTGGTATGAAATACTACCAAGAATTGAGAGGTGAATTTGATAGATAATTTTTGGATATTATTATTAATACCAATTACATGGTATATTATTACAATTAGTTATCAACTAATTAAATTAACTAAATTATGGATAACTTTTAAATTAGAAAACATAAAGGAGTATAACTTATGGGATTAAGAATAGGAATTGACTGTGATGGTGTGTTACGAGATTTAATACCTTGTATCACAGATTCAATTAAAGAAACACACCCACAACATGTAGATAAAATATTAGAACCTAATTCTTGGAATTGGTCAGATTGGTTACCATTCTGGTCAGAAGAAAGAACAGAACAATATGTTTTTGAAGAAAACTATTTAGATTTTTTTGGACCCGAATGTCCACCAATAAAAGAAGCTGTTGAAGATTGGAATAAGTTAAAAGCTTGGGCTATTGAAAATGGTCACGAATTAGTATTGGTATCAGCTCAAAGAGAACATTGTGAAGAACCTACAGACGCGTGGTTAGATGAACATGGATTTGATTTTTTTGAGAGACATTATACTAAAAATAAACATTTAGTTGATGTTGATATTTTAATCGATGATTCACCTGAAAAATTAAAAAAGTTTACAGAAGAAAGTGTTAATGGTGGAAAAGCTATTTGTATGAATCAATCTTGGAATAAAGATTGTGAAGATTCGTCATTTAGTATTGACAGATTGTCAGACATTATCGGTAAAGTATTCGGATAAACACTTTGGTACGAATATTGTACTATATACAGTGTAGTTAATTTTTAAACAATTTACAGGAGAAATAAAATGATACTAACAGATAGACTAATAGATAATTTTTTTGATGATACATTTGCAATCAGAAGAATGAATAAAATAAATTATACAGATGATGTTACACACGATGATGATGGTGCTACAATAAAAATGAAAGTACCAGGCTTTAATAAAAAATCAATTGACATCTCTGTTGATTCAGAAACTTTAACAATTGAAGGTAAGACAGATGATGATTCATTTATAAAAAGATTTTCAATTGATAACAAGTTTGATTTTGATTCAATTGATGCTAAGGTGGTTGATGGGTTACTAACTTTATCCATCCCATACAAAGCTGAGGTAAAACCAAGAAAGATTAAAGTTAACTAATGATTGAAATGATTGACTATGATAATAAGAAGTGGAGAGTCGTTGGTAAGGTTGAAGGAAATCGTATTGACGACCACACTACTCTTAAAAAAAGTTATGGTTGTGATTTAGTTTTAAAAAATAATCAAAATGTGTTTTTCATGTTAGATAAAATAATCGATGTGGAGTTTACGGAAATTTAAATAGGTTACATTATATTATCTTCATCACAAAAAGGTTTCGGTTTTCCGAAACCTTTTTTGTTTTTATTTTTTCCATACTATTTATATATACAAACAAGTTAATATAGGAGAATAGTTATGGCAAAAGCATCTAAAGAAATAATCCAAAAACACGAACAAATGTTTTATCCTACTGTTAGAGTAAGAACTAAAAAAGCTGGTGGTTCTGGTACAGTAGTATATTCAAAAAAACATGGTGAAGAAGTTCACACATATGTTATAACCAATCATCATGTGATTGCAGATAGTGTGAAGATAGAAAAAAAATGGGATTCAGTTTTAAAAAGAAAAACTGATAAAGAAAAATTAGATACAGTCTTTGTTGAGTTCTTTAGATATAATAACTATTCTCATACAGTAGGTTCATTCGCTGTTGAAGCTGATATTGTAGCATACTCTGAAGTAGAGGGTGGACAAGATTGGGCTCTACTACGGGTTAGAGATAAAGAGAACACAGCAGATTGGGTAGCTAATATGTTCCCACTTGAAGATTTAGATAATGTTCATATCTTCGATAAGTCTTATGCAGTAGGTGCATCACTTGGTCACCCACCAGTTGCTTCTGAAGGTATGATAACCTATATGGATGATGAGATTGATTCGTACAAATATTGGATGTCATCAGCACCAACCATCTTTGGTAATTCAGGTGGTGCAGTTTATAGATGGTCTGACAATAGAAAAAGATATGAGTACATTGGAATACCATCACGAATATCAATTCAACCAATGGGATTCTCTGCTGACGCTATAACTCACATGGGATATTTTATTCCAATCGAAAGAGTATATAAACTCCTTGAAGAAAATGATTATCAATTTATTTATGACAAAAAAGTTTCTATAAAAGATTGTGAAAAAGCTCGTAAGAAAAAACAAGCACCTGAAAAAGACGATGACTAAAGAAAGAAAAGAAGCAATACGATACTCAGCTTGGTTAAATCTATTCATTGGTATTTACAATATGTATTTATATGCTCAAGGTGATTGGTGGTTTAACTTATTGGTGGGTTCACTTAACATAGGTGTTTGGGTATTTTTTAGAAAAGTTTAACGGAGAAATCAAATGGGAACGAGGATTTAGCACTACTAGTATTAGCATTTACTATAGGTTGGATTGATAACAACACAGGACCTCAGCCTTATCATTATCAAGATACCATAGTAGTTGTAGATAAAAAATATCAATGTCCAAAATATTGTAAAGTATCCCACTATCATTCTGTTTTTTATGACGGTTATGGTATGACGATAGATAAAAACCAACTCGGTAAAAAGGTCAAGAAGAAAAAAAAATCCAGGAAAAAATAAAACGTTGACATATATATAGCATAATGTGTATATTAAAGGGATATAAAATGTCAAAAGAAAATGAAGCAGAATTAATGAGTTTTACTGAAGATGGACAAAGATGGTTACAATGTAAATCTTGTTATGAATATCAAAAAGTTGAAGAACATACAAAAGCAATAACGTGTTCAAGGTGTACGATGATAAATACTTTGAAGTTAAAACCAATGGATACATTCTTTGCTAAACAAAGAGTATCAACTGGAAGACCTGCTGGTTGGCATTTTATGAATGAGTTTGTTGATAAAGATGGTAATGTGTTTCACAAAGGAAAAGAACAACCTGATTTAAAAGGTACTCTTCCACCAACAAAAGTGAAACCAAGAAAAAAGAAAAAGAAATTAACAGCAGACCAAAAGTTATTTAAGAAAGTTAAAGAACATAAGAAAAGATTAAAAGCTAAAAGAGGTAAGAAATAAATGATAATAAAAGATAGAAAAAAGTTAGAAGTAAAGTGTGAACCTTGTTCTTCAATTGAAGAAGGTGAAGAAATAGGTGCTAAGTTATTAAATGAACTAAATAAACCAGAAGTATCAGGAATTGGTTTAGCTGCAAATCAAATTGGTATCAACAAAAGAGTTTGTGTGGTAAATGTAAAACAACCAATAGTTTTAATTAATCCAAAAATAATAGAAAAGTCAAAAGATAAATTTTTATTTTTAGAAGGTTGTTTATCTTTTCCAAATGACTCCATAAAAACTGTTAGATATAAGTCAGTAACTGTAGAAGCTGATAATTACGAAAGTAAATTACATTTTGGTGTATGGAATGAACACAATGAAGAAGGTTATAATAAACATGATAAATTAGATTATGCATTAGAAACTGCATGTGTACAACATGAAATAGACCATTTGGATGGAATTACAATGTTCGATAGACAGTTCAAAGGTACAACATTAAAAAGAGAATCCAAAAAAATAGGTAGAAATGATAAAGTTACCATCACCAAAGGTTCTGAATCTAAAGTATTAAAATACAAAAAGGCTCAACCAATGTTGGAGGATGGATGGACATTGTCAATTTAATAAAAGATTTAATTTTCCATATGATATATTTCGCTATGTTTTTTATTACAGCGACAATACTTGGTTTCATTATATTATTTATGGTTATATGGGATTGTTTGATATTTATAATAAACAAGACAGGAGAAATATTTTGTCAAAAGAATATATGAAAGAAATGTTGGAAATGATTGACGCTAAAATAAATCACATAGAAGACATTACTGCAGATAATAGAGCTATAATAATTAAGTTAGTAAAACAAAATAATCAAATTGTAGAATTTTTAAAACAAATAGATATTGAAGATGTTACTGACGAATATAGTGATATATCATTTACAAAAAAAGAAGATTCTGAAAAAATAAAAAAGGTTCAAGAGTTACTTGAAGAGTTTAAGTCTACTAGCAAAGATTTAAAAGAATTTGAAGAAGAATTAAAAAAACATAAGGATAAACTAACACCAGGTCAAGTTGGTGAATCTTAAAAAAAACTATAGGTTTTACTATATTTAGTAATACTTATATACAATGGTTACGAAATTTACAAACATGAAAAACAAAAGTCACATAAAAAGAATCAATCCTTGATTCGATAATATCAGGTTAATATATTATGTTATTATATAATCCTTGGGGATTTATGTGCATTTTTGTCTAAAATTGTTTGTAGAATAGTAAAAAAACAACGAGTAAGTTAATAGTTAAGGAGAAAACTAAATGAAGAAGCTAAGTATGAAGACTCTAATCACCTACTCAATCGCTATGTTAGGATTGTTTGGTATTGTTAGAGCTAATGAAGTAGTTACAGAAACTTCACAACCTGTCGTGTCTGTGACTGGTGAATTAAGCACGGACATTACCTTTGGTGACGCCACATCTTTTGGTAGTCCATATACTGGATTAACCTTGAGTGGTGACGGATGGGTTGTAAGTACAAATCTATCAGATGGTATGGTTAACATCGAAGAAGCGAAATATTCGTGGACAGTCGTAGATGGTGTTGATTTAACATTTGGTAGTCAAGCAGAACCTTACGGATTGGCATGGGGCTTACATAGACCATCAACAAACTGGTTTGTTTCAACTCCAAGAGAACATAATGTTACTAATGGTCTCGGCGTTGGATTTAATAAATGGGGTGTTGGTGCTAATTTGTTTTGGGGAGGAGATTCAGAAGATGTTCTTGATGAAGAAGGTATGGTAACCGAAGAGGGTTCACTGTATTGGGCATCAAGATTTTCTTATGGATTAAATCTGTTTGGTATAGATTCGAATTTCGGACTATCATTAAATAGTAACGAAGCTCAACTAATTGATGTTTCAGCAGGTAATGATACCTTTGAAGCATCACTTGAGTATGATTTGTCGAGTGAGGCAGATGGTGCATATTGGATGAGAGGTGTGGTAACACCACCTTTTGGAAAAGGTGCATTTCTACTAATCGGGTTAAACTCCGATGATGTTGTGACATATGGAGTTGGGTATAAGTGCTCGGACAATATGAAAGTTGTTTCCGAGTTTAATTCTGGATTGAAAGATGCAGAAGGTAACGATGTCGAAAATGACTTCTCAATACGAGCAAGTTATTCATTCTAATAAATAACAATAAACAACGGAGGACTTAACATGAATGTTAAATCAATTTTTGGAACAATAGGTGATACACTAGGTGGTTTATTCGGTGTACTAACAGGACTTGTAGGTGTAGGTATTATGTCTCAAGTAATCTTTGGTACAGGCTGGATGGGTATTGATGTAGTTGGAAATATTTCTAACTTAGTAAATACTTTCCTATCAGGTGGTGTAACTGGATTACTTACATTAATTGTTCTACTTGGATTAATGGACAGTAAGTAAGTGATTTAAATCACAAATAAAATAATGGGGTTGCTTCGGTAACCCCATTTTTTTTACACGAAACCTTGGTTATTATTATATTTATAGTAAACCAACAGAGGTTAATATAGGAGAAGTTACTTATGGCAAAATCAAAAGTTACTCAAAAAAAGGTTTCCCTTTCCGAATTAAATAATCACAACGTATCAAATAAACGACAAGCATTGAAAGATTTGAAGATGTTAAACTTTGATGAGATTCAATTCAAGAATCCAGCACAAAGAAGATTCTACAAAACCATATCTACAAAAGATATAACTTTTGGAATCGGGCCTGCTGGATGTGGTAAAACATTTTTATCAGTTCACAAAGCCCTAAGAGAATTAGGTGATAAGGATTCAACAATTGATGGTATTGTAATTGTTAAACCATTAGTTGAAGCTGCTGGTGAAAAGATAGGATTTTTACCAGGTGATGTAGAGGAAAAGACATTACCATTTATGATGTCGTTTTATTATAATATGGAACAGATTATTGGTAAACAAAGATTACAAGTATTGAAAGAAAGTAATACGATTCAAGTCATACCTATGGCTTACATGAGAGGTATTACTCTTGCAAATAAATTTGTAATCCTCGATGAAGCACAGAATGCTACACCTGAACAAATAAAAATGTTTGTAACAAGATTAGGTGAAGGTTCAAAATATATCATCACTGGTGACTTGGCGCAATCTGATATTAAACAAGGTAAGAGTGGATTAGAAGATGCAATCAAAAGATTCGCTGGTGTACATGGTGTAGGTTTAGCTCAATTCAAAGAAAAAGATATTGTAAGACATTCATTGGTTAGAAGATTACTGAAACGATATAAAGATAGTTTTCAAATTATTGATGAAATCTCAGCTGAAAAAACGATATCAATGTGGATACATGAACATGGATTAGATACACCAACTGATGGCTCAATAAATAGTGACTATCATTATCAATTAAAAAAATAAAAAGCTTGACTGTTATACATAAAAGGTTGTATATTAATAGATAATTAATATGGAGAAATCTTTATGATTAATACAACTCATGCAACATTGGTAGCTTTAATACCAATGTTAATTTTAACTTGGTGGTTTGATGGGATAATAGACAACCACTGGGATGAAAGACAAAGGTTACAAGAACATATTACACTGTTAGAGGAAGATTGTGGATATATTGGAGCTAACACTATATCATTTAAAGTTACAGTCACCACTTATAATCCAACACGACAACAATGTGATTCAACACCTCACATAACAGCTGATGGTACACATTTTAAAACTTGGAAAGCATCTTCATATAGATATGTTGCTTTATCAAGAGACTTGTTATCAAGATGGGGTGGGCCTTTTGAGTACGGAGATTACATCGTAATCGAAGGAACTGGTGATAGAGATGGAGTATATCAGGTTAGGGATACAATGAACCCTAA